TCCGCTGAAGGGGTCGAACCTACCGGGTAGGTTCGACCCCAAACTCTAGCGGAAATGGCCGAACCTACCCGGTAGGTTTGGCCCTCATGCGTGGTGCCGGATCACTCTCCCTGTGCGCAACCTGGCGCCGCAACCAATCCGCGATGACGGCCGGGACGGGCGTCGCAAACCCCCCCTTGGTGTTTGGCCGCGTCCAATTGGCGATTGTGCCAGATGGAATGCCGGTGACACGGCCGAGGTAGCGCGCGCTGATGCCGATGGCCTCAAGTGCCTCGACAAACTGAAGGGGGCTCATGATGCAAAGTCAATCTGTGACCGATGAAACCCCGTGATGCTGTTACCCACCTTCACATTCCACCAGTTTTTGAGTGTTGGGTGTTTGCCCACGACGGTGCCGGAATGGCCCCAGACTGAGCACAGAGCGCCCGGAATAATCCGAAAGCCTGCAGGCTTGCGCGGTTTCGGAGTTTTTTTGGTGCCAAGGAAAGCGCAGATTTCAAACATGTTCGTGTCTCCTGTGCAGGGTGGTGGGGGCCGCGCTATTCTGCGCCGTATGCTGTTGATGTCGGGCGGGGTTTTGCGTCCCACCCGATTACGATTAGCGGCCTGATCTTACTTCGCGATCTCGGCCAGCGCGGCTTCGAACGTGGCGCCGATCGCATCGGCTTCGGCCTGCATCTTGGCCAACTTGGCCTTCATGGCGGCCATCTTCTTGACGAGCGCGGTGTGGCGCTTGTGGGCTTCGTCGCGGACGCTCCAAGCGCAGAGGTCAAGGGAGTCGCGGAGGTTGGCGTTGGTGTAGGTGGTCATGTCAAACATGTTCGTGTCTCCTGTGCAGGGTGGCGGGGGCCGAAGCCCCCCGCCTGGTTAAACGTCAAAGCCGTTTGCTTTGAGGAATGCATATTCCTCGGCGGTCGCGAGGCAGAGGGCCATCGTGTGGCGGTCAAGGTAGCGTGCGAGTTTTGCGCGGTTGGCGGCGGTTGGTGCGGCGCGGTAGGCGTTGAGAAGGTTGGCCATGTCCGTTTCTCCTTGTGTTTCTCTATGCCCACAATGTGCGCTTGTCGGCGGGGCCATGCAAGCTCATATTGCTGTATGCTTTGCATGTCGGGGATGCCCCCAACGCATGCGCTTTGCGCTTGCGCTGGGGATTAGGCGTTAGGCGTTAGGCTGCTATCGCCATTGGCGAAGCCACGGTGTGCAGGTAATTCGCGGCCTTCTCTGCGGCCGCAGCTGCGCGGAATATGGCGCGCGGGTCGTCACGTAGGCCCTTGATCCAGCTGGCGATGTAGCTAGCGTGATCGGGCCTGGGCTCAGGGCTTACGTCCAGATCAGCGCAGAGATATGCCGCGCCCAGTTCAGCGATCAGTTCTTCGAAGGCATAGTCGGGGTCGCCAAAGCGGCCTTTCAGGGTGCGGTCAAGGCGGCTCTTGTGGCCGGACCAGTGGGTAAGTTCGTGCAGCAAAATCGCGTAGTAAGACTCCGGCGTGTCGAAATCGGCGAAGTGTGGCATCTGCACCAGGTCCTCCGAAGGGCGGAAGAAGGCCCGCGCCCCGCCGTGCCGGATGACGGCGCGCGTCGCCATGGCGAAGGCATCCGCGCCGGCATGGCGCTCGCCGATAGGCATGGGCGCGGGCGGCGCGGTGGGTGCGGCGTAGGGCGCGGCCAGACCGTCGCACTGGTCCGCGTTGAACACGCAATAAGATTTCATCAACGGGAATATCTTGGCGTCTTCCGTTTCTGTCGCGGCCTTCGCGATCTTCGTGAAGAAGAAAACCGTGGTTGCCTTCTCGCCTTTCCGGACCTGTCCGCCCTTCTCTTGCGCTGATTTGTAAGTCATCCAGTAGCGCGACTGATAGCCGCGTTCTTGTGCGGCGGCCCAAAGAATCAGCGTATTGATCCCCTGGTAACCCTCGCCCGTGGCGCGGAGGGGCCGGCCCATCGGGCCACCACTTGCCCAAGGCTTAGCCCAAGGTGCGGTGCCCGCTTCCAGCATGCTGACAATCGTGTTCGTCACCGTTTCGTATGCGTTTGTCATTTTGTTTTTTCCTTTGTGTTTGTCTTGACCAACACAATATGCGCCACCCGGCGCGATGATGCAAGCGCAATATGCTGTATGCTTTGCATATCTCGCATGCCCCCAACGCATGCGTTCTGCGCTTGTGATGGGGGTTTTGCGTTGGTCTTTGCCGTTGGCCTTTGCGCGCAGTCGTTTTTGTGCTAGGCGTCGCGTGTTATTAGGAGGCTGTATGACAAAAAAGAAGCCGCCGGAATTGCTGCTAGCGCTTGGGCGCAAATCAACCTACAGCGCTGATATCGCTGACCGAATCTGTACCATGCTCGCCGATGGTCGTACGATTACGTCGATTTGTTCGGATTCAGACATGCCTAGCATCGATGGTGTCTACGGATGGCTCCAAAAACACCCGGACTTCGCGGAAGCATACGCGCGCGCTCGCGAAGCTCAGCAAGATACTTTCGCCGGGCAAATTATTGACATTGCTGATAATGATGACGACCCACAGCGTGCACGCAATCGTATCGATGCACGAAAGTGGCACGCTGCTAAGACCGCACCGCGCAAGTATGGCGATCGTGTTATGCAAGAAATCACTGGTGCAGACGGTGGTCCAATTGCAATCGCAGCACTACAAGTCCATATGCGTGGCCTAAATGATGAAGAGTTGCTAATCATGCAGCAATTGTTACTCAAGGGCAAGATTGCGCCGTGAATGCGCCGTTTGATCCGCGCGTGATGATGACAGTCGTTGAGGCAGAGCTGTCGCGTCGCGCTGCGTCGGCATCACTCTATGAATTTGTTAAGCAGGCCTGGCACGTTGTCGAGCCTGGCGTGCCATTTGTTCCAAGCTGGCACATCGAAGTTATATGCGAACACCTTGAAGCTGTTAGCGCTGGTGAGATTAGACGACTGCTGATTAACATTCCACCGCGGCATAGCAAGTCACTGATTGTAAGTGTTATGTGGCCAATGTGGGAATGGTTGTCAGCGCCGCATCATAAATACCTGTGCGCGTCCTACTCGAGTGTGCTTAGCATCCGCGACAATCTATCAGCGCGTCGGCTGGTGCAATCACCTTGGTATCAAGAGCGATGGGGGCATATGCTAACGCTGGCGGGTGATCAGAATGCTAAGCAACGGTTTGAAAACGATAAAACCGGCTATCGCATTGCTACCTCGGTTGGCGGCACTGCTACCGGCGAGGGTGGATCGCGGCTGATTCTGGACGATCCGCATTCTGCCCGCGATGCGCAGAGTGATACTATACGCGAGTCGACGATTGACTGGATCAACATGGTTTGGGCGACGCGGCTTAACGATCCAAAGCTTGATGCAATGGTTACCGTTATGCAGCGTCTTCATGAGCGCGATGCTAGCGGCATTATACTTGAGCAAGGTGGCTGGGAGCATGTTTGCATTCCCGCCGAGTATGACGGCAAATCGCGTAAGACGACACTAGGTCCATACGATCCGCGCACCATTAAAGGTGAGTTGATTTGCCCGGAGCGGTTTGGTGATGCTGAAATCACTAGCCTTAAGCAAAGCCTAGGGGTCTATGGCACTGCCGGACAATTGCAGCAGGACCCTGCACCGGCTGAGGGTGGTATTCTTGATGTTACCAAGTTTCAGCATTGGCCATACGATAAGGCACTGCCACCGTTCGAGTATATCCTCCAATCGTATGACTGCGCGTTCAGCGAGAGTGCCGCTAATGATCCCACAGCCTGTACTGTTTGGGCAGTGTTCACACTTAAAGGTGAACGCAATGTGATGTTGATTGACGCGTGGGATGAACACTTGAGCTACCCCGATCTGCGTACTCGCGCGATCAAGGATTGGCAAACTGAGTATGGGGGTATGTCCAAAGACTCGCCGTATGGTCGCGCTCGGCGCCCTGATCGAGTGCTAGTTGAGGCCAAGGCTAGTGGCCAAAGCCTACTGCAGGATTTCAGGCTGGCACGCATACCGGCCGTTGGTTACAACCCGGGCAACGCGAGTAAGACTAGCCGTGCACACCAGTCTGCGCCAACGCTGGAGCTAGGGCTGTTGTGGATACCAGAGTCAAAAAAGAACCCCGGCCATCCTGTAAGTTGGGCTGCTGCTTTCCTTAAGCAGCTGGCGAAGTTTCCAGTGGCTGAGCATGACGACTACGTTGATACATTTACGCAAGCGGTGATATACCTAAAGAATGACGGTTGGTTCGAGCTGCCGAAAGCTAAGGACCCTGATGAGCCTAGGCAGATGAGGCGTGAATACAGCAATCCCTATGCGGCGTAGTGAGGTGGTAGCGATGGCCAACCCGATCGACAAGGATAGCTTGCCTCTTAACAAGCCACGCCGCACGCCTGATCATCCGACCAAGTCTCATGTTGTTAAGACCACGGTTGATGGTAAGCCAAAGATCATTCGCTTTGGGGAGCAGGGAGCTAGCACCGCTGGCGCACCCAAGGCTGGGGAGAGTGATAGGATGACGGCCAAGCGTGCGAGTTTTAAGGCTAGGCACGCTGCTAATATTGCTAAGGGTAAGAGCAGCGCGGCCTATTGGGCGGACAAGGTGAAATGGTAACTCAACGCGATACGCAGCGCCGTGCTCAGCCGCAGGGGCAGGGCAAACCTCAACAATTGATGCGCCCGGCAAAGCGTCAGTTGCTCAACGAAAATTCTCTGCCCATTCCTCCTATTCCTCCGCCCGTGGTTCCTCCGCCAGCGGTCCCTTCTCAGCGTTCGCAACCAACGTCTAAAAACGATCTTCCCTACCCTCCGCATGTTCCACCGCTAAATGCAGAGGGTAACCCTATGGGGCATTTGGTGCCGCACGTTGCTACTGCTGAGCCGTCAATGCTGAGGGACAGGTATAACTCCAATAATCCATACGTAGCAGAGGCTACGCGGCTGGCGAAAGAGTATGGCTTGCCGGAGAATATTTTTCTGGCGTTGATTCATCAGGAAAGCCGTTTTGACGCTAATGCAGTGAGCAAGGCTGGGGCGATTGGCCTTACTCAATTGATGCCAGGCACGGC